TCCTCTTCAGGATATTAAGTTTAAGCCAAAGCGTGGAGCTGCATACTTTTTTCCAGGGGACATGAACTATGTTCACGGAGTAACAGAAATAAAGAATGGTATTAGATACACTTGTCCATTCTTCTGGGAGATACTAGATCATACTGGAGATGTAAAGCCAGATAAAAACATTAAGTATTATAGAACACTGCTAGATGGAGATAAATAAAATGGTTATTTCAAGTGAAGATTTAAATCCAATAGAAATTTATCCAAAAATATTTGTATATAAAAATCTTTTTAGTGATATACAAGATACACTTTTAACATTAAAAGATGCTTCTGAAGATAGTGGTGGATACTTTACTTCGTGGTCACAGTGGTCACATTTTGGAGAATACTTAAACCCATTATTTAGAGATAGACTTGGATTTAGCTTAAGTGAAGTTGAAGCAAGAATTCCCCAAACAGAAAAACAAGAAAAAGAAAAACTTTTAATTTTAGAACTATATAAAAATTTTTATAGAGCAACAGAAGACTATATTGTAAAAAACAATGTTGATTTTAATATAGATGAAGAGATTTTAACAAAAGAAGGGGAACCTATTAAAAAGTGGAAAGTTAATGGCCCCTCTATTGTAAGACACAGAACAGATGTAGATGATCCCATAGCAATGGCTTATCATTCAGACTATATTAGAGAGCCAATTGTAAGTCCAGGTTATAAGTTTGCAATAACAGCCTTAACATATTTTAATGATGATTATGAAGGTGGAGAAATTGATTTTATCGTAAAGGGTGAAGCCTACATGTATAAGCCAGAAGCGGGAGACTTTCTTATATTCCCATCTGGACACCCCGAAATATTAACTAAAGATGGATCTGTGTATATACATGGAGTAATGCCTGCAAAAGGAGAAAAAAAATACCTTTCTAGAATGTATTGGATGAAATATTCTGTTGGAGATGATCAGTGGTTTCAAAAAGAAGAAGAATTTGGCAAAGAGACATGGGCAGCAATGCAAGAAGATATTATGGAAAACTTTAGGCAGGCTCACCCAAATAAAATGAATGCGGATAAAGAAAGAAGAATAAAATGAATTTAAACAATAAAACAAGATTAACAGAAGACATAGTTGTTTATGAAAACTTTATTGACGTTGACACTGCTCTTAAAGTCATAGAGGTTTTAGATAAACATGCAGAGGTTGGAAAAATATCTTGGACACCAATCTCTTTTTATGAATCTTACTCTTCTATTTTGCCACAAGATGGTGACGAAGACATTATCAGTGTTGGCCTACCAGAAACTATTTTTTCTGACATTAAAGAAGGTATTATTAATGCAGTTGCAGGAGTTCACAACATTGATCCAAAAATAGTTTCGCAAATTGGTTACCACACACAAAAATGGGAGCCAGGAGCATATGCACGAATTCATTCAGACAATACAGATGAGCATGGAAACACTGGTCCATTTGAAAGAAGTAGATACGCTGCATTTTTGTATCTAAATGAAAATTTTGAAGGAGGACTTTTAAAATTTCCAGGTCATAATATAACCATTCCACCAAGAACAGGTCTGCTTGCAGCATTTGCGGGAGGATTTAAAAATATGCACGAAGTAACCTTAATAACTAAAGGTGTCAGATATACTCTTGGATCATTTTGGGATGATAGAGAAGAGTCTGATTATCCAGAAGAACTTCGTGAGCAATGGAAAGAAGAAATGCAAAAAATTAGAGATATGCAAAAGGTTGAAAAAGAAGAGTGGCAAGAAATTCTTAAAGAAGGATATAAACTTGATGACAAAGGAAATAAATATAAAATAGAGGAGCTTGGTTAATATGGCTGCATTTTTAAAAAAAGAACTAGAAGATGCTGGGTTTATTGTTAATGAACCAATAGATAACTTATTGATTATAGAAGACTTTATTTCTAAAGATGAAATTTCTGAGTATCTTGATATCATAAGTAAGTCAACCGAAGCTGATTGGAAAAAAGAATATCTAGGTAACCTAATTCCTTTTTGTTTAGAAAAATTTGGAAGAGATGATATAGACAATCTTGTTGCTGAGGGTAAAATTGAAATTACCCAAAATTGGGAAGACAAAAATCTTAAATTAAACAATCACCCTATTGCTGACAAGATTTGTTCAAGATTAGAAGATGTGGTTAATCAAACTAATCAAAACTTAGAATTAGCAGATTTAAGAACTTTTCAAAGAATGTATGATGGAACAGAGCTAAAAGCGCATACTGACCAAGACACAGATCCGTCAATTAGGTATGCAACAATAGCCTATCTTAATGAAGACTATCTCGGTGGAGAAATATTCTTTACTCATAAAAACTTAAAACTAAAACCAAAGCCAGGATCTTTGTTAATTTTTCCAGGCACAGAAGAATTTCATCATGGAGTCACACATGTTCAAGCTGGACCGATTAGATATGTTCTAGTTGGTTTTATTAAAGAAAAAGATTTCTACAAAAATAACAAATACTAAGGAGAAAATAGTTATGAAAAAACAAATTCTAGAAGAAAAAGTTTATTATTACGAAGATAGCGTTAAAGACTTCGATAAGTTAATGCAAACTATTGATGAGCTAGACAAGCTAGAAGAAGAGTCTGGCAATGTGTCTTGGTTTGATTGGACTGCTTCAAACGATAGAGACTTTATATATGGATCTACAAAAACATTTGATATGGGGCAAATCAATAACATGGATGAGCCATATAAGTCAAAGATGAATTTTATATATAAAACAATTATGGATTCATTCTATGATGTATCTAAAGATTATGCAACTGCTCTTGGAGACAATGATGAGCCAAGATTTTTTCCTACCTTTAATATTAAAAAGTATAAGGTAGGAACCTCTATGGGAGCACATTTTGATCAACTAGATGGAGATCAAACCTTAAGATATTCTTTGGTAATGTATTTAAATGATGACTTTGAGGGTGGAGAAATATCTTTTACTCTGTCTGACTATGATGGAGTTCTTGAAAAAACAACACCACATCCAGACTATGATAATCCAGAAAACGAAAAGTTAATGGATTTTTCAGTAAAGCCAAAAGCTGGAAGTATTATTATATTTCCATCATCAGCTCCATATCATCATACGGCACACTTAGTAAAAAGCAAGTTTAAATATATGGTTCCAGGCCACTGGATACATAACAATATGGACTTTCATACAGGGACAACAGAATATTGATAAAAACTGCCATAGTTACAGGGGCTAGCAAAGGCGTAGGATACGCAACAGTAAAACTGCTATCTGAGTCTGGGTATAGGGTTATAGCGGTCTCTAGAGACCTTTCAAAGGTCAATGAGCTACGTTCTGACCTAGTTGAAACATATCAGTTAGACATAACAGATCAAGCACAAATAGAAAAATTTTTTGATACCTATAAAGATATTACGCTAGATCTTTTAGTTAATAATGCTGGTGGTGGTGCTAGTCCAACATATATTATTAATGAAACACCAGAAAATTTTAGAAGGTCCTATGATATCAATGTTACTGGGCCTATGTATATTTCTCAACTTTTTGTCCCAGCTATGAAAAAATCAGATTCTCCAACAATCATATTTATAACATCTTTATGTGGCAAGATACCATTTAGAGAAAGTGGTAACTACAGTAACGCAAAAAGAGGAGAGATGGCTTTAGTCGATACTATGAGAATGGAATTTCCAGCGTATGGTATTAAGGTAACAGAAATTTGCCCAGGTACTATAGATACTCAAGTTGAAAAAAAGGATAATGCTTTAACTGCCGAAGATATGGCTGAATCTATTCGTTGGGTAGGATCTCTGCCAAAACATGTAAATATTAATCACATAGAGATTAGCCATATTGCTAATAGTAAGTATATGTAAATGAAAGTAAATAAAATATACGAAGATGTTTATGAAGTAGAAAATTTTTTAACAGAAGATGAGCTTGCCCAAGTTAAAAAAATAATAAACGATACTCCAGAAGAAAAATGGTTTGATGAGCAGGTAAGATTAGATCATGGAATACCAGACTTTTGGTTTGGAAAGCAATTACATTTTATACACGAAAAAACAATATTTGATGATATTAATAGCAAGATGGAAAATCTTTTAGAGTCATGCTCATACTATCCAAGCAAGCTTAATTTGAGTAGGTACAAAATCGGGGATTTTATACAACCACATACTGACCAATGGTTGCCAGATCTAGATTACTACATAGGATATGGATTCTGTCTATACTATAACGATAACTATGATGGTGGAGAGTTAAATTATCCAGAAATAGGTATCTCTATTAAGCCTAAAGAAAACAGCTTGTATATTCATGGTGGACATGTAATGCATGGATCTTTACCAGTACTAAACGATAGCATAAGATATTTTTCAACTGTCTTTGTGCATGGAACAGAAGAACAACCAACTAGGCTACGGGGAGACATTTTTAAATGACACATAACACAACTGATCAAGAGAGCTTTATTCTTGATATTTTGAAACAAAAAAGAAATGGTCACTATGTTGAGCTAGGTGCTGCACATTATAGCAATGGGAATAATACATATTTGCTAGAAAAAGAATATGACTGGAAAGGCGTATCTTTTGAAATAGTAGAGTCTATGAAAGATGATTTTAATGCAAACAGGTCAAACCCTTGTATGGGTGATGCTCTTTCTTTTAACTATACCGACTATTTTGAAAAAAATAACTTTCCAAAGCAGATAGATTATCTACAAGTTGATATCGATGCTGGTTATGATATTTATGGAAGACCAGTTGGAAACAACCACTGGACTCTTCAAGGCTTAATTGCTATACCCCTAAATACTTATAGGTTTACCTTGATTACTTTTGAGCACGATGCTAATATGTATTGGAAAAATACAACAATTCGGGATGCTCAAAGAGAGATATTGGATTCATTTGGCTACTCCCTTATTCAGCGTTCTTATCACGAAGACTGGTGGGTTGACCCTAAAATAATTAACCACGGAGAATATAGAAACTATCTTAAGTGGCAAACACTTTAAAAAAATATCCCCCAAGGCGTTAACCAAGGGGGATACTTTCTATTATTTTACTCTGGAAACTTTTTCATCCAGGTCTTAGTTCTTGGGGTGATGCCCTTCCAAGAAGACCAGTCTTTACCACCATTAGTCATATAGTATGCAATCTCTGCATTCTTGACGGGATTAAAGAGCTCAGCATTTGACTCAAGATCAAACTTAGTTCTACGGTCAGGACCAAGGTTGTCTATCATATTTATTTGAAATACCCCATAAGAAGAATCACCTGTTTTGTGATTTCCGTTAAATGCTAAAGGTCGTCCGTTTGACTCCTTTTTAGCAACAGCCCAAGCGACCACAAGATCTCTCCCCTCAAACCCAACTAGAGATAAAAGCTTCTTTAACTCCAAGTCTGATAGATTTGTCTTATTTTCAAAAGACTTTAACATTTTTCCTTTAGAAACCAAAAAGGCCGACTTTGGGTCGGCAAGATCAGGTTCTGAAGTTTTACTTATTAAATTATTCTTGGTTTCAGGATTGACAGCATTAGCAGTATTACTTACAGGTGCCACAATTCCAACCAAAGATAGGATTCCAATCCAAGCCATCTTGTCTCTTCTCATAAAATATACCTCCTAGAGAACAATTGCTACCGTTTGGTAGCATGATATAAGTATAACACGAATTTGCCTTCAAAAGCAAACTTTTGACATTTTAAAATATTTGTTACCTGTTTGTTATAATTCAAGGTGGTATAATAGAAATACTATGGCTACAGGCTCAACTGCTGTTTACGACTTACCTTATCCTCTAATAACTGATCCAGTTAATGTACATGAGGATATTCAGTCATTAGCAGAACAACTAGAATTAATATTGCCAAGCGTTGGTCTTTCTTCTCACACAATTGAAGTAACTAATACAAGTGGGCAATCAATAACTAAAGGTGATCCAGTATATATAACTGGATTTAGCGAAAAAACAACTATTGCAAAATCACAAGCTACAAACTTAGCTACATTTCCTGTACTTGGTTTGGCACAGTCAACCATGGCAAATAATGTTTCAGGGGTAGTTGTTATTTCTGGAATATTTAGCGATATAAATACTACTTCCTACTCCCCTGGAAATAGGCTTTATGTAGGATCTACTGGAGGATTAACAACTACACAACCAGCTACTGGCTCAGGTGCAATTGCAGTTGTTGCAAAGGCTGGCTCATCAGGAATTATTATTGTTGGACAAGTAAAAGGCAATGGAACTTGGGGCTCACTGAAAGCAGGTTTATCATAATGGTAAGTTACAGAAATAAAGATGAGAGTGAATTAACAACAGTAAAACCACCCACAATATATAATCTTGGGAATAAGCCACCACTGATCAATTGGACTATCGTCACTGGTGATAGTGCAGCTTTTAGAATTTATGTAGAGGATGATTTGGGTGATCCCATTGTTGTTGCATCTTGGACAATTAAAGCACAATTTAGAAGGTACTCCGATAATATAGGAGATGATCTCATTTTTACATTAACTCCAGCACCAACAAACTTAGATGGTAGTGGAGAGTTTACAGTGTTTTTAACACCAGCTCAATCTAAGCAACTAATAACTGGAGATGTTTTTGACATTCAGCTCTCTGATGCCACCAGAGTTTGGACGGTATGTCAAGGAGAAATGGTTATGATTGGCGAAGTTACAGATCAAGAGTCATAAGCAATGGCTAAAGCAACAGTCTTTGATTCTAAACCATCATCTAAAATAAAAGATATAAAACCTTATAAACAAAAAATATCTAATAAATTCCCTGGAACACTTGAGGGAATCTCTAACCTGTCTCCCACTTCTTTGGTTGTGTTAGACATTAAGCCAAAATCTTCAAAAATTAAAACAGTTAACTATTCAAAAAAAGTAACCCCAAAAGACATACTTCCATTTAAATTAAGAATTATAAACATTGGAATTGAGGGAATAGACCCAGGTAATCCCCCTGGAATTGGTGTTCAAATTATTGGATTTTCTAACTATATATTATGATATAATCAACACATGGCAAAAATATCAATAGCAAATATCAAGCTTCTCTTTCAAACTGGTGATCGTCCTACTCAGGCAGATTACGTAGACTTAATTGATAGCACATCAGCAAGATCAACAGACCTTGGCAGTGATGGTAATAATGAGCAAACAATTAACGGTATTGAGAATACTACAATCTTTGATAATTTTGATGCAACAGAGTGGAGATCAGTAAAGTACATGATCTCAATTAAAAAGACTTCTGGTGGTGCAAATAAATATTGGGCCACAGAATTAACCGTACTTGCTGACGGTACAGATGTATCAGTCAGCGAATATGGAACAATCGACAACGATGGGAATATTGGCACCATCTCTGTCTCTAGAGCGGGAAATACAGTTTCATTATCTGTAGTTCCAGTGGGTGGGCAAACCCCTATAACTCTACGCTACTTGCGTACTGGGTTAAAGGCTTAATAGAGGAGATAAAATGGCAACAGTAACAAAAGATTTTAGAGTAAAGGCAGGACTGGTAGTTGAGGGATCAACTGCGACTGTCAATGGAAAAAATATTATCACAGCAGGTGTCGTTGACGCTAAGGGTGATTTGATTGTTGGTAGTGCAGACGATGCAGTAGCTCGTTTAGGCGTTGGTACAAACGGTCAAGTACTTACAGCAAATTCATCTGCTACATACGGCGTTGAGTGGTCAGCACCAGCAGCAGTTGGCGTGTTTGGTACAAGCATTGAGTTTGAAGGCTCTACAGCAAATGACTTTGAAACTACACTTGCAGTAACAGACCCAACAGCAGACCGCACAATCACACTTCCAGATGCAACTGGTACAGTAGCACTTACTTCAGATATCACAGTAACAGCATCATCAACAAATACATTTTCAAATAAGTCAATATCACTAGCAACAAACACAATAACTGGAACTACTGCAGAATTTAATACTGCTCTTTCAGATTCTAACTTTGTAACTACTGGAGATACTGGCACAGTAACTAGCACAATGATTGCAAATGACACAATTGTAGATGCAGACATTAACTCTGCTGCAGCAATTGCTCAGTCTAAGATTTCAGGTCTTACTACTGATCTTGCAGGCAAAGCTTCATCATCAGACCTTACAACTCACACAGGTGCAACGGAAGCACACGGTGCAACTGGTGCGGTAGTTGGAACAACTAACACACAGACCCTTACAAATAAGACTCTTACAAGCCCAGTAGTTTCAGGACTTGCACTTTCAGATTCAAGCGTAGTATTTGAAGGTTCATCTGCAGATAATAATGAGACAACTCTTACAGTAACAAACCCTACAGCAGATCGCACTATTACTTTGCCAGACGCTACAGGTACTGTTGCTCTTACAAACAATAAGTTGGATGTTTTTGCAGCAACATCTTCAGCAGAACTTCGCACAGTAATCTCTGATGAGACTGGTACTGGCGGACTTGTTTTTGCTGATACCCCAACACTTGTAACACCAAACATTGGTGCTGCAACTGGTACATCTTTGGTTCTTTCAGGGGACCTAACAGTTAATGGTACAACAACTACAATTAACTCAACAGAAATCACAGTTGACGATAAGAATCTTACACTTGGTTCAGTAGCAACACCAACAGATGCAGGTGCTGATGGTGGTGGTATTACTCTTAAGGGTGCTACAGACAAGACCATTAACTGGGTAGATGCAACTGATGCATGGACATTCTCTGAGCACGTTAACCTTGCTTCAGGAAAAGATTATTACCTAAATGGTACACTAGTAACTGGTGCAACTCAGACTCTTACAAACAAGACAATTGATGGTGCAAGCAACACACTTACAGTACGAATTGCAAATGATGTTTCTGGTCTTGGAGCTGGCGTAGCCACATTCCTTGCAACACCATCTTCTGCAAACCTTGCTTCAGCAGTAACTGATGAAACAGGAAGTGGTGCTCTAGTATTTGCCAACACACCAACATTTACTACTCCAGCAATTGGTGCAGCAACAGGTACTAGCCTTGCTCTACCAGATGCTCTTCTTGGATCTGCAACAGCAACTGCTGGAACTTCAGCAACAACAATTGATACATTCTCAGCAACAACATACTCTGCTGCTAAGTATGTAGTTCAGCTAAAGAAATCTGGAAATATTGAAGTAATTGAAATCCTCGTTGCAGTTGACGGCGACAATAATGTTTACTTGACAGAGTACGCTAATGTACAAAGCAATGGTGAGCTAGGAACAACAAATGCTGTTTATTCAAGTGGCAATGTTCTTCTTCAGGTTACTGCAGCTGCAGCAGATACAGCTGTTAAGGTAAGCAAGACCTACATTGAAGCATAATTAGGAAAAGAGGCTAGAAGTGACAACTACTAACAGAGATTTTAAAGTAAAGCATGGGCTAGATGTAGCTCAAGGCGGTACCTTTGGAGGAACTGTTGTAGTTGCCACTCCTACCGAAAATACACATGCAGCAACTAAGCTATATGTAGATACTGCAGTAGGATCTCCGATTATTGGAACAACTCAGCCAGCCTCTCCAGTAAATGGAAATCTGTGGTTTGACACCCTAACAGAGCGTGTTCACATTTATTATAGTGGTCAATGGGTAGCTATTTCTAACCTAGAAGACTCAGAAAGATTACAAGACCATATTCACGATACAGCTATCGATGGAAGTGGTTTGGTAGTAAGTACATTTATCAGTGGTGGATCTTATGATGAGCCTGGAGTTCTCATAAGTGCTGGAGTTTACAATACGGAGGTATTTGAAAATACCTTCGATGGTGGAGTAGCTACAGATAATTTTAACTAATAATCTGCTATAATACATATAAGAAAGAGGAGTTATACACATGGCAACAAGAATGCAACAGAGACGGGGAACCGCAGCTCAGTGGATTTCTACCAACTCAGGTAATGGACCAGTACTTAATGCTGGAGAAATTGGTTATGAAACAGACACCAATAAGTTTAAAATTGGTGATGGTACAAATCATTGGCTAAGCCTTGATTACTTTGTCGATTCTAATTCTACAGTAAACCCTTCTTTTGGCTCAAGCATTACATTTGAGGGTGCAACTGCAAATGACTTTGAGACTACTCTTGCAATAACAGATCCTACAGCAGATCGTACAATTACATTCCCAGATGCAACAGGCACAGTAGCCCTAACATCTGACATTGCAGTAACAGCATCATCAACAACTACTTTAACAAATAAGACTTTGACAAGTCCAGTAGTTTCAGGGCTTACACTTTCAGATGGAAGTATTGTTCTTGAAGGTGCCACAGCAAACGATTTTGAAACAACACTCACAGTTACAGACCCAACAGCA